CCATTCCATAGGTATGAACAAACTATATAATCCCGAGCGAGTCTGTCCATTGCGGTTTCTTTTTGTAACATCTGAATTATTATATAATTTTTTAAAGTTTTCACCACCTTTATCTAGTGAATTACTTGTTGAACCCATCATACATTTACCTATAACTCTTGAACCTAATCTTAAGGTAGTTTTAGTTACTCGCCAGTTATTTAATATGTTTTCTGGTCTTTCCCATTTACCAGCTTCATCATGTACTAACAACGCTAATTTTTCTCCGTCATAACTATTATCACCTGTGTTTTTCCAATCAATAGTTGTATCTAATCCAGAAAGTTCTTCAACTTTTTCATTTACAATTATTTTACGTCTAGTAAATTTACTTGCGGGAACACGATATGCCAACTCTGTTTTTGGTCTATCCATTCCATCTTGTATTGGTTTAAAGAAGAATGGATAATTAACGGATATTGGTACAACTTTGTCGGTAAACATTTTTTTAGCATCAGCCCCGGATTTTGATAAGATACCATATCTAGCGTCCGAGGATATAGTAGCTTGGTTAACAGTTTCCGATGATGCCATGAATGAAAAGCCACTCCGTCTATTTTTGAGGTAGCACA